AGAACGAATGGACCAATCCGAATTAAAATTGGGGGGTCAAATTTGGATGCCGGTTACCCCAAAAACGGGGTCAAAATTGCACGCCGAAACACAGAATACGGCTCGCTCAGTGAGCAGGAGCCCAGCCTGGAGGAACAGGCCGCCGCTGCCGCGCTGGAGCAGGCCGCCAAGCCCGAGCCGAAGCAGATCGCCAACGATGCTGTAGCTCGCTGGAACCGGGGACTCCCGCCCCGGACACAAGAGGAGGTGGAGGCGCTCTACGCCTACTATCGTGGCGAGACGCGCGACGCCGCGCCTCGCACACTGTATGTGCGCCGGGACGTGGTGAACGCTGCCGAGATCGCCGCTTGGGCTAGAAAACAGGGCATTCCCGATCTGGTCGACGATCTGCACGTAACCATCGTCTACAGCCGTGCGCCGCTGGACTGGATCAAGGCTGGCAATGCAAGCGAATGGGGCAATGAGAACGGCGGCAAGCTCACCATTCCGCCGGGCGGGCCGCGCGTCGTCGAGCCGCTGGGCAATATGACCGCCGTTCTGATGTTCGCCTCGTCACAGCTTTGCTGGCGGCACGAGGAGATCGTCAAGGCAGGGGCCAGCCACGATTTCGAGGACTACCAGCCTCATATTTCGCTCACCAAGGCGGCGATCGATCTGGGGAGCATCGAGCCGTACCGCGGCAAGATCGTGCTAGGTGCCGAGATTTTCGAGGAAGTTATGCCGTAGCTGGCAGGACATAGATGCGGTGAACGCCATCTGTCGTTGACAGTTGAAAGCCCAACATTTTGAACCACTTCGGAGTGCGAGGGTCTTCAGAAAAGCTGTTGGATGTGATTTCAAGGCCGCCGCGCTCGCTCTGGAACTGTCTGACGTATCTCCGGAGAAACCTGACGTAACGAACGTCGAAATACTCCTCGACGGCGACAAACGAGGTGTCCATCACCCCATCACTGTCGTCCCAACCCAACACGGCGAGAGCCCGCTCACCTTCCCTAAACGCGACAACTTGCTGACGATTCAGCAGACCGAGGAAATACTTTCTCGCTTCGGCAACTGACGATCCCGCATTGCGATACTCGACTTTCATCCGCTTTGCCGGTCGTTCAAATAGCTTTGTCAGGTCGTACCGACTGGCCTGTTTAGCTTCCATGGCGGTCTCCAATCCAAGGCACACGATAATGCAATTTACCGACGCTGTAACCGTCGCGGGGAAGCCGCGCCGGACCGCCGACGGCTACCTGGTCGCCGAGGCGCGCGCCGTGCGCACCGGCATCCAGCTTTACGCCGGGTCCGAGGTCGGCAAGCCGGAAATGCCGGTGGTGCGCGTCTATCGCGGTGCGGATCAGGTGTTCGCGCAGGACAGCCTGCAGTCTTTCAGCCATGCCCCGATCACCATCGATCATCCCGATGTGGCGGTCGATGCGTCGAACTGGTCGACGCTCGCGGTCGGCGAAGTCAGCACGGCCGCCAAGAAGGACGGCGAGTGGGTCATGCTTCCGCTGATCCTGAAGGATGCCAGGGCCATCAATGCGGTTGAGAGCGGCAAGCGGGAACTGTCGGCAGGCTATGAGTGCTCGCTGGACTGGACCCCTGGCAAGACCGCAGACGGCCAGCCCTTCGATGCCCAGCAGCTCGGCATCAAGATCAATCACCTCGCCCTCGTCGACAAGGCCCGGGCAGGTTCCAAGGCTCGCATCGGTGACGATGTCGGGAAGTGGGGCGCGAGCCCTGTCACACTCCAGACAGCAGATGAAAGGATACCAGAAATGGATCTGCGCAAAGTGCTGGTCGATGGGCTCCAGGTCGAAACGACCGATGCTGGCGCCACGGCCATTTCCAAGCTGCTCGGCGATCTTGCATCGTCCGCAGCGAAGCTCACCGACGCCGAGACCAAGCATCAGGCCGCTCTCGCTGCCAAGGATGCCGACCTCGCCAAGAAGGACGCCGAGATCGACGGCCTCAAGGCCAAGGCCTTGTCCGATGCCGACCTCGACAAGAAGGTCACGGCCCGCGCCGATCTGATCGGCAAGGCCAAGGCAGTCGCCAAGGACATCAAGACCGATGGCCTCAGCGATGCCGCGATCCGCAAGGCCGCCGTCACTGCGGCCCTCGGCGATGCCGCTGTGGCCGACAAGGCCGACGCCTATATCGACGCCCGCTTCGACATCCTCGTCGAGGACGCGGCGAAGAAGGCCGGCGGCGCTGATCCGTTCCGCACCATCGTGCAGGGCGGTCTCCAGACCAACGACGCGACCAGTCAGGCTGATCAGGCCTGGACCCAGAGCGTCACCGACCTCAACGCCTGGCGCAAGGAGGCCTAAGCCATGCCGATGACCTTTTCCCAGTCCATTGCCGCCTATGCTCTTGGCCGTCGCGCCAACATGGAGGAATGGAACGCGATCACCCGGACGAACTCCGGCGCGACCGCGATCCCGTTCGGCGTTCCTGTTGTCCCTGGCTCTGGCGCGCATACCTGCGTCATCCTGACGGCGACGGCGCAGAACATCCTCGGCATCTCCGAGGCCAGCCAGGTGCAGGCGCATGTCGGCGACAACCACGCCCAGTATGAGAACGTCCCGATCTGCACCATGGGCGTGATCGGGGTGCTGCTCGGCGCCGACGTCACCGAAGGCGCTCAGGCGCGCTTCAACCTCTCCAACGGCACATGGACCAGCGCGGCGCAGTCCGCAACGGTCGCAACCATCCCCGGCGCCCAGTTCGCCGAGGCCGGTTCGAGCGGATCGATCGGCGTCGTCCGTTACGTCCGCCCTGTGCCGTCCCTCTCGGTCGCCTCGTAAGGAGCCCCGCACAATGAACAACCTTCTCAACGACGCGCAGGCTCTGGCGTTCATCCAGGCGCAGGCGTTCAAGGTCAACCAGCAGGTATACGAGGCCCGGTTCCCGGACTGGGACTTCGGCCGGCTGGTCTTCGTCGACACCACCGGGCCGACGTGGTCGCCGGGTGTCCTGACCTACACGTCCGACCTGACCGGCGCAGCCAAGTGGCAGTCCGGTTATTCGAAGGATATTCCCCTGGCCGACGTTGGCCAGGCCATGCAGACGAGCACGTTCCATCTGGCGGCCATCGGCTACCAGTACAACATCGAGGAGGTGAACACGGCCTATCAGGTCGGCGCACCGCTCTCGGCCCGCCGTGCTCGCGCTGCCAAGCTCGCCTACACCAAGTTCATGTGGGACCTGACCATCCAGGGCTCCACTGAAAAGGGCAAGGCCGGCCTGATCAACAATGCCGGCGTCACTCCGGTTGCGGCGACCAATGACGGCACCGGTTCGGCCCGCCACTGGATCGCCAATGACGGCACGGTCACCAAGACGGCCACGCAGATCCTGCGCGACGTGAACCAGGCGCTCACCGCCATCAATGTGGCGACGAACACCCTGGAATACGCCGACACGATCCTGCTGCCGATGGAGGCCTTCAACCTGATCGCATCGACGCCGTTCAACTCGCTCGGCAACGACACGATCCTGTCCTGGCTGCTGAAGACCAACGTCTACACGCTGAGCACGGGCCGGCAGCTGACCATCCGCGCCGTTCCGTTCCTGCGCACCGCTTCGACGCAGACCGTCGTCGGCGGCGGCCGCATGGTCGCGTACAAGAACGACCAGAACTACGTGAAGCTCGACCTTCCGATGCCTCACCAGTTCCTGCCGGTCTATCAGGACGGCCCGCTCAACTGGCAGGTTCCCGGCATCTTCCGCACCGGCGGCCTCGACTACCAGACGCTGGCCACGTTCTACTACCTCGACGGCATCCTGCCGGCTCCGTAATCGGCCCCCAAGGGCAAACCCCGCCCGGCACTTTGTCGGGCGGGACATCTATTCAATCGGAGCAAGACCCCATGGCTCACCGCCTTAAGAACCTGTCCAGCATCCCCTACGATGTCTCGACGCTGAAAGGGCCTGCGATCCTGCCTGCGAACGGCGAGATCACGGTCGAGTTGAGCGCGTTCGAGGTCGAGGTCATGCACCACTCTCCGGACATCGAGATTACGGTTGTCGAGCCAGCCAACAAGCAGGCAAAGGGCAAATAAGCCATGGCCGGCTATGGCGACGATCAGGGCCTGACGGACTGGCTGGCAGCCAACGGCTACAGCCTACCCGATGGCGCCCCCGCTGCTGCCGTGCTCCGCCAGCGCGGCTCCGTCTACATTGACGGTACTTATGGCTATCGGTTTCCCGGTTCGCCCACCGGGGGACTGGATCAGGACCGGGCATGGCCGCGCACAGGGGCGACGATTTACGGCTCTACGCTGGCCGATACCCTCGTTCCCCAGCGTGTAATCGACGCCAGCTACATGGCCGCCTACATCGAGGCGACGAAGCCCGGGTCGCTGGCAATCGTCACTGATCCGGCCAAGCGCGTGAAGCGGCAAAAGGTCGAAGGCATCGAGCGCGAGTTCTTCGAACCGGGCGGCGGCAGTGTGTTCGCCCCGGATAGTCCGGTTTCGACCATCATTGAGGGGCTGCTCGCCCCGTTGATCGGGCCAGCGTTCCTTGAGCCCGCAATCGCGGTGGTGTGATGGGCTTCTACGACGAGATGGCGGACATGGTGCAGGAAGTCCTTGCGCCAGAGGAGGACGACGGCCTTGGGCAGGGCGTTGTATCGCTCAAGCGCGTCACCACGACGCCGGGGGCCGAGGAATGGGACCCGCCGATCGAGACGGTGACCACCTATCCGCTGTCAGCCGCAGTCAAGCGCCTTCACCAGCGCTACGAGAACGGCGTGCTGATCGTTGAGACCGGCGACATGGTGACGTTCGCCGTCCCGGTCGTGAAGCCAGCGCTCACGGACAAGATCGTCATCGACGGGGTCGAGCGTGTAATTTCAAACCTGACGCCAGTACCTCCGGCCGGAACGGTCGTGGCCTGGAAGGTGTGGTGCGCGAGTTAACCGCCGGGGCGGCTATCTGCGGAGCGGCCACCGCAGCGCGAGCCATCGGCAGCCGTGTCAGAGTCGTGTTGGCAATTGCCGGCGAATGAAAGTGAACTACCGAGCGTTGCAGCCAAAAGAATTAGCGCAAACAAAGCTTTCATTATTTCCTCCCAAGCCAATTGCGGGACACTGACAGAGATTCAACTTGGAGTCGAGTCATGCTTAGACGGCTCAGTTCTCGAGAACGCTTCGGCATCCTTGTCCAGCAGTTCGAACCAATACTTCGCATTGCATTCCTCGACGCGATCGACGACATCACGTCGAACATCGTCCTGCGGCGTGTTGTAGAGCGCCTGGAGCGCTTCGACATCAACGGCGCCATCAAGGCGATGCATCTGGACGAAGCCGCGTTCCGGCCGCTGGATGAGGCCATAAGAGCCGCTTTCAACGGCGGCGGTGTCGCTGCGGTCGAAGGCATGCCCACGCTGCGTGACCCATTCGGCCACACCATCGTTGTCCGGTGGGACATGCGCAACCTGGCCGCCGAGGAATGGCTTCGGCTGCACTCGTCGACGCTGATCACCGGCATCGTGCAGGATCAGGAGACGGCCATCAGGACGGCTCTGGAAGCGGGCCTCGCCCGAGGCGACAACCCGACCCGTACGGCGCTCGATGTCGTTGGCAGGGTCAACCGCGTCACAGGAACGCGTGAGGGTGGCGTCATCGGTCTGACGGCACAACAGGCCGGCTACGTCGATAACGCGCGTCGGGAGCTATCCTCTGGCGATCCTGCGGCCATGCGGAACTATCTCGACCGTGGCCGGCGCGACAAGCGGTTCGACAGGACCGTTGCGAAGGCGATCAGGGAAGGAAAGCCGCTGCCGGCGGACATGGTAGCCAGGATCACATCACGCTACGCCGACGGCCTGCTCAAGCTCCGAGCCGACACGATCTCGCTGCATGAGACATTCGCGGCCCTTGGCGAATCGAGAGACATCGCGTTTCGCGATCAGATCACGAAGGGCAATGTCCGGGCCGACACCGTGACGAAGACGTGGAGGCATACGGCGCAGGAACGGCCCCGACTCCAGCACGTCGCTATGGCAGGACAGGTGGTCAGGTTCGATCAGCCTTTCATGGCGCCGGATGGAACTGCGATACCGTATCCGCATGCACCGGGCGTGCCGGCGCGGCATACGCTGGGTTGCAAGTGTTTCTGCGAATACAAGATCGATTTCGCCGCAACGCTGGTGCAGTGATGGCATCGTTCGCCGCAACCGTGGGCAACTGGTGCCAGAAGGTGCCAAACGCGCTTGAGGTCGTGTTCAAGGAAGCGGCGCAGGAACTGGTCAGCCAGCTCGGCCAGCTCGCGCCCGTCGACACAGGCTTCCTCCGCGCCTCGCTCATGGCCTCGACTACCGCGATGCCGCAGCTGACCCGCGCCAATCCGGGCGTATCGGTGCCGGCAGACCTTGGCGACATCGTTCTGGTCATCAACGGTGCCGACCTCGGCGATACGATCTATCTCGGCTACACGGCGAATTACGCGGCTTTTGTGGCGTACGGGGCGCAAGGGCGAGCGCCTAGACCATGGGTAACGCTTGCCGCCCAACGGTGGCCGATGATTGTTGATGAAGTCGCCGCCCGAGTAAAACAGCGATTGGGCTTGTAAGTACCTGAAAGGGAAGTAGAATGTGCGGGCAGATTTGGTGCTGGTAACACCGCGTCGGCCCTAACCAAAGCCCGAACGTAGGAGGTTCGAGTGGCTGACAAATCCGTATGCAAGATCGAAGGTTGTGGCAAGGGTGGCAGGATCACTCGCGGCCTGTGCAGTTCTCACTATCATCGTCTCTGTCGGCATGGTGATCCGTTGGCAGGCCGGACGCCGAAAGGCGACGTGCTCGCTTGGATCGAGGCTGTAGCACTCCCTTATCAAGGTGAGGATTGCCTTCCTTGGCCCTTCTTTCGGCGGGAAGACGGGCGGGCCGGCATCAACATGGGAATTGGGGAGAGTTCGCTCGCCCATCACCACATATGCGAGATGGCTAACGGGCCTGCGCTGTCGCCAGATCATATTGCCTGCCATCGTTGCGGCAACGGTCACGAAGCGTGCGTCAATCCGGGGCATCTGTATTGGGGCACGAACGCCGACAATAGTGCGGACATGGTGGTTCACGGTCGGTCCACGCGAGGCGAAAAGCAGCCAACGTCCAGGCTGACCGAGGATGATGTCCGGGCCATTCGCAAGCTGGCGGGGAGCATGGTCCAGCGCGAAATCGCCGAGAAGTTCGGCGTCCACATCATGACAGTCAACGATATCCTGCACCGCCGGCACTGGGCATGGCTCGAATAGGAACTGCGGATGCCATCTATCGAAACATCGATCTGGCTGGCCCTCAAAGCCCGCGTGCAGGCTCTTGTGCTGTCGCCTGTGCTGCCGGTTGCGTGGCCGAATGAGAGCTTCACCAAACCGACAGGCGGGTATCTGAGGGTCGCGCACGTTCCGAATCTGAACCGCCGCCTGTTTCTGGCCGGATCAGATCCCCATCAACGCCTCGGGCTTCTGCAGGTTGACGTGTTCGCCAAGAAAAACCAGCCCGTAGCTGTGGCGGTTGAGATCGCTGGTCAGGTGGCAGCCTGGTTCCCGGCCGATCTTCACATGCCCTACGGCGATGTGCTGGTCCGCGTAACCGCCGCGCCAACCGTCGCCCAGCCCATGGATGACGATACGCATTTGCTGGTGCCGGTCACCGTGCCGGTGGAGTGCTTCGCCTAACCGCCCTTCGGCAAGGCATCCCAAAACCTGAAAGGAGATAGGCCATGCCTATCAAAGTCTCGCCTGTGGCGGGGTGCCTGTTCTATATCGGCTCGGCCCCTGTCGACCTTCCCGATACCGATGTGACCGAAGCATCGTTCGCGTCCGTGACATGGGTTCCCGTCGGCAACTATCAGACCATGGGCAATTCCGGCGATGGCGCCGAGAACATCGCCACGAATCTGATCAATCGCCGCCGCACCATCAATCTGAAGGGCACGCGGCAGGCTCCGACCCGTTCGGATAACTTTGCCCTCAATCTCAGCGATCCCGGCCAGCTCGCCATGATCGCGGCGGAGCAGTCCGACTACAACTACCCGTTCCGCATCGATCTCAACGACGCCCCGGTGCCGAAGTCTTCGGCGGCCACAGTCACCATTGCCGCGCCCGGTGTCGTGTCATGGACGGCTCACGGCCTGCTCGCCGGCACCCCGGTGAAGTTCTCGACCACTGGCGCCTTGCCGACCGGCATCACCGCTGGCACGACATACTACGTTGCCGCAACTGGTCTCACCGCTAATTCCTTCTCTGTTGCGGCGACCCCCGGCGGCACGGCCATCACCACGTCCGGCACGCAGTCGGGCACACACACAGCGACCACGGTGCCGACCCCGTCGAAGCGCATGTTCATGGGCATGGTCACCTCTGCTGAGGAAGGCAATGGCGATGCCAATACGGTTCAGATGCTGAACTGCAGCATCATGCCGAACACGAATTATGCCCGCGTCGCGGCGCTGGGTTGAGGAGGGAAAGCATGAGCAAAGCACAACTTGGCGCGGGCAATGTCGATATCGAACTCGACGGCGAAACGGTCACGCTCCGGCCATCCCTCAAGGCGGCTCAGGGCATCTCCCGCATGAGCGGCGGCATCGTGGCCGCGGTCGAGGCGCTGACCAAGTTCGATCTCGACATGCTCACCGGCGTGATCGCGCTCGGTCTTGGTAAGGAGCCGAAGGACGTGGCGGAGGCTGTCTGGTCCACCGGCGCTTCCGCGTTGGCGCCGAAGGCCATCGAGTTCTGCACCATCATTGCCAATGGTGGCCGTCCGACGACCGGAGGATCGGGAGAGGCAAACCCTCCGAAGAACGGATAAGCCTCGTCGAGTTCTATGACGAGATGGCGATGATTGCCTTGGGTTGGATAGGCTGGACCGAGGAACAGGCGCTGCGCACCGACGTGAATGCCATCCAGATCGCCTACGAGGGCTGCTGTGACAAGTATCGCGCTGTCTTCGGGAGCGCAGAGCCGGCAGCCGACACGGTTGTCTCAAGCCAGCCTATGACCGCCGAACTGTTCGACGCGATGTTTTGAAGCGGTATCAGATGGCGACGTTCAGTATCGGTATTCCAGGAAGTACAGGCAAATGGTCAACTCGACTGATGATGTTAGCCTCCAGCGCTTCAGCCGGTGTCACGATGCGCGCTCGATCGAACAGCTTTCGCTGCTCGAACGTTTCAGCATTCCATTTGGTACGGCTACTGAAAATGCTCACATACTCGGCACGGCCTGTAATCATTGTGCCCGTCCGCTCGGCTATCTGAGCTTCATCAAGAGTCTCCTGACCGAAGGTCCATGAAAATCCATGGAACATAAAGCTCGACTCTGGGGAAGCTGTCCTCTTTGAGCCGCCAATAAAGATGACGTTTGCGATCGAATGTACCGAGCCGATATTGTGGGTATGGATTTGATACGGCAGGCTCTGCATGAGATTGTAGATTGCAAAGCCCTCGGTGAGATTTCCGCCAGTACTGCTCATCAATAAAGTAAGGTCTGTGACCCCATCATTGGCCAGCCCGCAAAGGACGTTTCTGAGAGATTGCGTCCATGGATGCGCAATCGGCCCAACGAAGCACAGCGCGGCACGTTTTCCGGTGCCATTCTGCGAATGAACTTCCGTCATGATCTTCCCCCTAACCCCACAATATCATCGCGCGGGCGAGGGGAGTTGTCGAGGCTACTTGAAGGGGTCGATGGGCTTCGGATCAGTTCGTCAGATTGAGCTTGCGACTGTCTGCCAAGCATTGCTCATAAAGCGCCTTCAGATTGTCAGTCGATGCGGACGGGACGCGCCGCTTGCAGTCCGCGATGACCGCTTCATCGGCAGCCTTCCTGGCAGCATCTCTCTCCATGGCCGCCGTCTCTGATGCAGCAGCCTTCGCAGCCTGCACTCGCATCGATTCTTGGTACTCGCCCCAAAAATAGTAGCCGCCCGCCGCAATGATCACGACGCAGGCGGCAGCAATCAACACCTTAAACGACGTTTCCAATGAATCTGCCTCCACCAAGGCCGGCGAAGCTATCTCACGTTCAACACAAAGGCAAAGAGCATGACGGTCGCCGAACTTGGAATTCGGGTCACATCTGACGCCGATCGAGCTACTCTCGAGCTTAACAGCCTGACCGCGGCGAGCGGTAAAGCAGAAGCTGCAGCGAAAGCGCTTTCCGGAAAGACGACCGAGGCCGCGAATGCTGCGAAGTCGTTGACGGCCAGCGCGCAAGCAGAAGCTGCGGCGCTGACACGCGCGGGGAATGCAGCGCGTCAGGCAGCCAACGCCAACGAGCAATTCACTCGGTCGCTACAGAATACGAAGTTCGCGACCGCAAACGTCGCTGCACAGCTCAATGACATCGGCGTACAGTTAGCCTCTGGCACCTCGCCCTTCTTGGTAGCAATCCAGCAGGGAACACAGTTGAACCAGGTGTTTGGGCAATCTGGTGCGCGAGGAGCCATCACGGCACTTGGGGGAGCCTTCCTGTCACTCCTAAACCCCGTGTCACTGGCGACAATTGCAATCATTGGAGCCGGTGGCGCGGCAATCCAATACTTCACGTCACTCATCTCTGACGGCGAAAAGTCGGCAGAGGAACTTAAGCGGCAGGCATCTCTCGTCAAAGACATCGCTGATCGTTGGGGCGAGGCGGTTCCAGCGATCAAGGCTTATGTCGATGAATTGAACCGGGCGCGTGACGCCGCCGATCTCATCGAAGGTGGTGAACTCGTCGCGGGCGCTCGCTACGATGCAATCCGGCAACAAGTTCAAGATCTGAACGTCTCGGTGGCCGATATGGTCACCACTTTGTCTGGCTTTGGCGACCAAGCTGTTGCGGATACCGCTCGGCTTCAGGATGCATTCGCCAATCTTCAGGCGAAGGTCGCGGATAACACCGCCACGGCAGAAGATGCCCGCGCGGTGCAGCAGGCCCTTAATGACGTAATGGCGAAGTACGGTCTTCCGGCTGCTGACAGTCTGGCCGGCGCGTTTGGGGGGCTGGCAGAGAAATTGATGGGTGTGAGCGCTGCTGCTCAGCAGGCGCGCGCAGATGTCGCCGCGCTTCTCGCTGCCCAGAAGCTTGGCCGGCTTGGAACAATCCCTCCAGTCTATTCTTCTGGTGGCAAATTCATCAATGAGGATGAACTTCAGACTGTCCGCGCGAACGCGACCAAATCGCAATTTTTGATCGAACAGGAAAGGGCGGCTCGGTCAGCCGGTCGAGCACTGCGAGAGGCGGCGGCAAATGCGATTGACCCTTGGGAGGACCTCCGCAAGGTCAGCGATGGCGTCAAGGAGGAAATGCGCAACCTCCAGCGTCAGGCCAAGATGACGGCCGATGCCTGGAATAGGTTCGGCGAAGGCGGTGTCGATATCCTGACAGGTCTCGCCACTGGCACCATGTCCTGGAAAGATGCCTTGCAGCAGGCCATTCCACTCGTTGAGCAACTGATCATGAACCTGATCAAAGCGCAGCAGATTGGCGGAGGATCGGGCGGCGGAGGCTGGTTGAGCTGGCTGTTCGGCGCCGGCGGCGGGCTGAACGTCTTCCCGGGCGGCGGCGGCGTCAACAGCACCGGCGGTCTCTACGCCAACGGTGGCGCTTTCGACCGCGGCAACGTCATCCCCTTCGCGCGCGGTGGCATTGTGTCCCGCCCGACGATGTTCCCGATGGCAAATGGCGCCGGCCTCATGGGTGAGGCGGGGCCGGAGGGTATCCTTCCGCTTCGTCGCAACAGTCAGGGCCAACTCGGCGTCATGGCGGGTGGTGGTGCCGCAAACCAGAACGTCGCATCACCCATGCAGTTCACCTATGCCCCGTCTTACAACGTCACTGGCACGACCGAAGACATCGACAGGCTGAGGCAGCAGATGGCCAAGGATCGCCATGAGTTCGAAGCCAAGACCGTTGCGGCGGTGCGCAAAGCCCAAAAGACACGGGCGCTGTAATGGCGCTCGCATCACCGCGTACCGATGTGCTGGCCGTCGGGTTCAGCGATCAGACATTCCGGCTTCAGGAGCGCCAGGAATTTAGCCGTACTGGGAACGGCCGCACTTACGGCAAGTCATTCGGCTCCGCGCTGTGGACGGCGACTTGGCAGACCGGCCCGATGCTCAACACCGATCTCCTCGACTACGAGGCTGTGCTCAACTCGCTGGATGGCGTGATCGGTACATTCTACGCTTATGATCTTCGCAGGCCCTATCCGCGTGCCTATCCGACTGGCGCCTTCACCGACAGCGGCCAGATCAATTCGCTTGGCACAAATGGCAAGTCGTTGTCGCTCAAGCTTTTGGCCGCCGGCTTCGTGCTGTCACGGGGAGACTATCTGGCTTTCGACTATGGGGCAGGGCCATCGCGGGCTCTCCATCAGGTAATGGAGACGGTCACGGCGAACGGTTCCGGTTTGACGTCCGAGTTCGAAGTCCGTCCCTATATCCGCCCCGGCGCGACGGTGAGCACTCCTGTTGTGCTCAAGAAGCCTCCCGCGCTCTTCTGCCTACAGCCGGACAGCATCCAACAATCGATTGTGGACGGCATGCACGGATCGATCTCCTTTAGCGCGATGCAGGTGATCTGACATGGCCCGTTCTGTCTCCGCCTCGACCCTCGCCCTGCTGCAACAGCGCGCGCTTGTCGCCCGCGATTTCCTCTGGATTGTCGCCCGCGATCGCGACACTGGTGCTCCGGTCACGGATGGCATGTGGTCCGATGTTGGCACCATCACGGCATCCGTGATCGATCCAGACACCGGCATGGAAAGCAGCCGGACTTGGCAGGGATCGGGGACCCTGGTCGCCATCAGCGATATTCCGCTCGTCTCCAACCTGACGGTGCAGAACGTCACCATCCAGCTCAGCCAGGTCGATGATCGCGTTGCCGAGCTGGTTCGGCTGTACGACTGCAAGCAGGCGCGCGTCGAAATCTACCGCGGCCTGTTCGATCCCGAGACCCGGTTGATGACGGCGCCGGCCGTGTGTCGGTTCGTCGGCTTTGTCGATCAGATCGAGATTTCGACACCGAAGGAGGGTGACGAAGGAGCGGTGACGATGACCTGCGCCAGCCATACGCAGGAAATGACGCGGGCCAATCCTGATACTCGCTCCGACGCCAGTCAGCGCAAGCGCAACCCCGTCGATACGTTCTATGCCGATACGGCGACGGTCTCGGATTGGGAAGTCTTCTGGGGCAGCCAGAAGGGCAAGATGCCTACACAGCCGAAGAAGAAGAAATTCCTCGGCATCTTTTGATGATCATCCGCAACGCCGACGACCGCGACCGCTTCAAAGTGGTGGCGCTGCTGCGCGAAAGCCACGCCGCTGCCGGCTTCACCTTCCCGTTTCAAGCGGCCGTCGCCGAGCGATTGTTCAAGCAACATCTCGGTGACGCAAACGCCTGTTGCCTCGTGCTCGGCGACTTGCCGTCAGGCCTCCTGATGGCCCGCACCTTCGACCATCCCTTCGGCGCTGGTCGCTGGGCCAAGGAAACCGTCTGGTACGTCGCACCGGGATCGCGCGGACGCGGAACCCTGGCCATGCTCGACGCCTATGAGACATGGGCGCGTGAACAGGGCTGCGTCACGATCGGCATGGCATCGCTCGCCACGAACGATGTGAGCAGGATCTACGAGAGGCGCGGCTATGCCGCTGCCGAAACACATTTCGTCAAGGCGCTGTAGCGCCAATCACCGGGACAAGTCATGGCCATTTTCACCGCGATTGCCGGGGCGTTCTCGGCGATCTCGACCTTTATCGGCAGTTTGGGAGCGATCCGATCGTTCCTGCTGAAGACGGCAGTGAGCATCGGGCTCAACCTGCTCGCCCAGGCCGTTGCCGGTAAGCCAAAAGACCCGTCCTTTGCCATCAACGGTAAAATCCAGGGCGGCGGCGATGTCCCTCGCTCTTTTATCATCGGCCGCTATGCGACAGCCGGTTCGCTTGTCTGGGTCAACTCCTGGGGAAAGGACAACGATACTGAAAATGCCTTTCTGAGCTACGTCATTGCCCTCAGCGACCTTCCGGTCTCGAAAGTCGATGAGCTTTGGGTCAACGGCGAGAAGGTATCGCTGCGCATGGCGGACTACGTCCAGTCAGCCGGGGACAACAATCTTCTCGGCCTGTTGGCGCTGGCGCAGTTCAATCTCGACGCCGGCCTCAATCCCGACGATGCCGAACCACCTGCGGATGTCGTCATTCCTCCGGGATTTCCGTCCGAGCTGCAAGGCTTGCTCGGCCAATACGTGCTGCCGGCAAGCACTCCGGAGATTGCCAGCGATCTTGCCAACCGGATCACGCTTCTGGGTGGCATTCCGATCTTCGGTAACACCTCGACGAGCGATTGGGGTTTTGCAGTTCCTGAATACAAAAAGGACAACCACGACCATCTGTGGGTGAAGTTCTACGATGGCACCCAGACGGCGGCCGATCCCTTTCTGGTCAACACTGCGAGCAACAATACACGGCAATGGGACGCCAACCGCATCGGTGCCGGCGTCGCCTATGCCATCATCACCGTGCGCAACAAGAAGAACATGTTCTCCGGCTTTCCGGAGTTCAAGTTCGTCGTATCGGGAACGAAATTCTACGACCCGTCGAAGGACAGTTCGGTCGGCGGCTCCGGTCCGCAGCGCTATGACACGCCGGCGACCTGGGGCGGTGATGGCGATCTTCTGCCGGCGGTGCAAGCCTACAACCTCATGCGGGGCATCAACTTCGGCGGGCAATGGTTCTATGGCGTCCAGAACATGTCAGGGGCTCGGCTACCGGTCGCCAACTGGATCACCCAGATCGAGAAGTGCCGGGCGCCGATCTCCAGCGCCGGCGGCACCGAGCCGACCTATCGCTGTTCCGGCGAAATCCAGATCGACGCGCCGCTGGCCAATGCACTGGAAGCCATCAACACCACCTGCCAGGGCCGGATAGCCGAAGTCGGCGGCGTCTATTCGATGTTTCTTGGCGCGCCCGATGCGCCCGAGTTCTCATTCACCGACGACGATATCCTGTCCACCGAGGAGCAGAGCTTCACGCCGTTCTTCGGTCTGGCTGACACCATCAACGGCATCTCGGCCACCTATCCGTCCCCGAAAGAAAACTGGAACGTCACCACCGCGCCACCGATCTACCGCACCGATCTTGAGGTGCTGGCCGGCAATCGTCGGCTCATGGCCGATGTCGAACTGAACTTCGTTCCGTATCCGGAGCAGGTCCAGCGGCTGATGACTTCGGCGCTGCTCGAAGGGCAACGGGCGCGGCGTCACACGCTGTCGCTTCCGCCGGCGTTTTGGCCTTATGCGGTGCCGGGCGTTATCTGCTCGTGGACATCGGCCCGCAACGGCTATGTGACGAAGCTGTTCCGTATTGATGGATCAATCGACAAGAGCAATCTCGATGTCATCATCGACATCACCGAGGTCGATCCCGCCGACTTCGATTGGGACAGCGGCACACAGTACCAGCAGCCTTCGGATGGCGTGGTCGGCCGGATCGTCCCGCCGCCGCAGGCGATCGTCGACTGGTTCGCCGGTCCTGATGTGGTCACCGACAACACAGGTGGCGCTCGACGGCCCGCAATCCGCCTGACATGGGACAACTCCGAGGGCCGCATTCAGGATGTGGATGGCATCGAGTTCGAGGTCCGATTGGCTTCGACGTTGGAGACCGTCTACGGCGGCCGTACCGACCAGCCCGAAGCGGGATCGTTGCTGATCTCGCAGGGACTGCTCTCTCTGACCGACTACGGCGTGCGTGGCCGCTACATCCCAAGCGTCGATGCCCATTGGGATGCGCTGTGGTCGAACTGGTTGCCGGTGACGACCTTTGACATCCGGCTTGGCGGCTTCGATCTCTACCCGATCGATCTGAGCCAGCTTCAGCAGGGTCTGTACGATCGCATTCGTTCCCTGCAGTTCGAGACAGAGGACATACGCGCCCGGCTGGAGCAGATCGCCGTTGCCGGCGCGGATATCGCGACGCGCGCCGCGGTTCAGGACTCGGTTGTCGTTACCGGCCAGCGCGCCAATGCCAGGGCGTTCACTGCCCTAGATGCGGCGGTCGAAGAGCTTGGCGATCAGGTCGAGGCCACGGCGACCGCTGTCACGGGCGTTCAGGCAGGGCTCACCGCGCTTGACGGCGAGGTCGATGCGCAGGGCGGCGCGATTGGCGTTCTGCAGACCACCGTCACGCAGCACGGCGATGACATTCAGGCGAACAGCGACGCGATCACGCAGGTCAGCAGCGACCTGAGTGATCAGGCATCGGGCATCGCAGCAAACGCATCCGCCATCTCAGGCCTGACGACGCAGGTCAGCACCATCGACGGCGAGGTCGAGGCTCTCTCCGAGAGTGTCGATCTGGTCGATGCCAAGGTGGGAGATGTGTCGGCCGACGGCCTGTGGAAGATGACGGCGCAGGCCGGCACCGGAGACGTTGGAGCTGAACTGATCGCGGCGGTCCGCGCCAGCAGCGGAGACGCCTTCGTGACATCGGCCACCATGTGGCAGGTCGGCTTCGTCGGCGGCGACCCCGGCGAGCCGTTCTCTCGCTTCGTCGTCAACGCCGACCAGTTCTTCGTCATGAACGGGCTGGACATCGCCGCCCTGTTCTCGGAGGGCACAACCTACATCAACAATGCCCGCATCCGCGACCTGACTGCCGAGAACATCACCGCGTCGAAGCTCAACGCCGACGAGGTTCTACAGGGCGGATCGCTGCTGACCTCTATCATGGCGTTCAGCGCTGTGACCGACTACGACAGTGATGTTCTTCCTCCGACCGTCTACAGCGGTGTTGCATTCTGGGACGGGGCTGCGAACGGATCGACGCCCGGAACATGGCACACCGTCGCGTCCATAACCTGCACGAACGTCAATCCTAATCCTGTCTTCCTCAACTTCGAATTAGGCTTCGACAATAGTTCTGTCGTGAGTGGAAATATGTCACTTGCTCGCCGCGACAGTCGCGGCCTGACAATACTGTGGAGCCTGCCGTTCTTCGACAGCAACAACGATCCCATAGACCCCGCGCGAAGCGGCAGTCAGTTCTATCTCGACGCAGACGTTCTGCAGGAGACGTACACCTACGAGGTCGTCACTCGTGGGCGTCTGCCTGTTGTAGGCGTACCTTCCGCAACTCTGGATGCGAGGCTGTCCGGCCTCTGGTGGAAGCGGTAACTCAAGGAACCCCTCATGCCCAATAACTACACGACCGGCACGGTCTCCGTGTCGAATGGCAGCGCCGTGGTCGCAGGAACTGGCACCGGCTGGGCCGTGGCGCTGGTCGCTGGCGGCATGTTCTCCTGCGGAGGCATCGCGGTGCCGATTGCATCGGTCGAAAGCGACACGTCGATGACGCTGGCCTATCCATGGCCCGCCCCGAACGGCGCTGGCCTCGCCTATGCCATTGCCCGCGAAACTTCCGAGGCGGTGCGCGCGGCTTGGACCAATGACCGTCTCGCTCAAATCCTCAACAAGCTTTCCCTTTCAGCCATCCATCCGGACGGGGCGGGAACGTTGGCCGAGCGCAACGCGCTGAACCCTGTTCCGGCGACGGGCTATCTGTGGCTGCGGGTCGAACCCGGCCAGCCGCTCGAAATCTACAAGAAATCGGCGTCAGGCTGGGATGGACCGTTTGCTTTGTCGGGCGCCAGCGGGAGTGCCGGATCACCGGGCACCCCCGGGATCTCGGCCGGCCTGCCGTACACGTTCTCCTCCTCCGTCACGATTGGCGATCCCGGAGTCGGGAAGATCAGGTTCAACAGTGCGACGCCGTCCGCTGTCACAGCCATCATGCTCGACGATCAGTCATCCACTGCTGGATTTCCGTTTGTCGCTGGCTTCGTCAACAGCTGGGCCAGAGGTATCCTCACCGTTGTGAAGGTGGGTTCTCCCCAGGTCTTTGCCATCTACGACACCATAGGAGTCATCGACGCGGCAGGCTTCACTCAGTTGGATGTCACTCACCAGGCATCGGCCGGAGCATTCCTGGAGGGCGACCCTGTCCAGGCGCAGTGGTCAATGGTGGACGCCGCCGCCCTCGCGACAAAAGCCGCTGTCGCCAACGTGCAGGTATTCAACTCCAACGGTACATGGACCAAGCCTGCGGGTGCGAAGACCGTGGACGTCATCGTCTGGGGTGCCGGCGGCGGCGGTGGTGGCGGACCAAAGGTCGCTGCTGCGACGCCAAGTTCTGGCGGGGCCGGTGGTGGTGGCGGCAGTCGAGGTTTCGAGACCTATCTCGCCTCCGCCCTACCTGCCACTGTTGCGTGTTCGATTGGCGCTGGCGGCGCTGGTGGTGCTGGTGCGACTGTTCTTGGCGACGGCGGCAATGGTGCTGCCGGCGGCAACACATTCTTCGGCCCAAGTGTCTCATCCTATGTTGCCGCCTACAGCGGTGGCGGCGGGGGTGGCGGCGGCTCCGGACGTGGCTCGGGCGGCGGCGGTGGCGCTGGGCGAACGCAGCCTGGTGGCTCGGCCTCCGGCTCGACGGCTGGCACCCCCGGCATCGCAGGCGGCATCGCCGGCTCGACAGTAGGTACAGCTGCACCGCAAATCAACGACAATGGCGGCGCTGGTGGTGGCGCTGGCGCATCGAACGGAAGCATCGGCAATGGTGGTTCGGCTGTTGCCGGCAATGGTGGTGGTGCGGGCGGTGGCTTCAACACAGCGAACGCGGGCGTGGCTGGCGGTGCGTCCATCGCCGGGTATTCGACCGGCTTCCAGAACAACACGAACACGGGCGGCGCTGCCAATGGTGGGAACGGCGGCGCGGGCGGTGGTGGTGGTTCATATGCGGCTGGCAACGGCGGTAATGGCGGCGCTGGCACCTATCCTGGTCAGGGCGGCGGCGGCGGTGGTGCATCGCAGGCGGGAATTGGCGGCAACGGCGGTAACGGCAATTCCGGCCTGATCATAGTCATCACTTACTTCTGAGGAACAACCATGCGCTATGCAATCGTGACGGCCGGCATCGTCGACAACATCGTTGAATGGGACGGCGGCGACGGCTGGTCGCCGCCGGAAGGATCGGAAGCGGTCGAGGCGGTCGGTCCAGTGTCCATCGGCTGGACGTATGACGGCGAGGCGTTCACGCCGGCGGCCGCGCCGGTCTTGCCTGCGCCGGACAGCGTGTCGGCCCGACAGTTCAAGCTGCAACTCCTCTCGGCCGGCCTGCTCGCCAGCGTGGAAGCCTGGATCGGCTCGCAAGGGCAGGCCGTCCAGATCGCCTACGACAACAGCGGCTTCTTCGTTCGCAGCGAACCGATGATGCAATCAGGGTTCGCCGCGCTCGGCTTCACCGATCAACAGATCGATGACTTCTTCCGGGCGGCGGTTGCTCTCTGATCCCAACCAATTAGCGGGAATTCACTACCCCTCCGGCAATTAGCGTTTCGCCGTCTCCATCATCAGGGAAATGCAGGCATCCGTTGTGCAAGCTAAACCCGGCCATCGCCTGTACACCATTCACACTCAAACCATTAGCGGAGATACCCAAGACCGTGTGCCGGCCTTTGATTACGCCTTTCTGAATGCTCGGGCCACGATCACTGAACGTCATCTCTACGACCGAGGTAAATTGCTCCGACCAGATCCGTAGTGTCCGTCCTTCATATCGATAATCCCAGACGCCGGTTGCTATAACCATCTCTCCGCGGACGATCTTCAGAACAATGCCGGCCCCCGGCTCGAAGAGCTCCATACTCAAGAGGAGAGCGCGACCTTCTTTTGAGAAAAACAACACCGGGCGGCCGCCAATCGATATCGCAACGCCAACTCCGTCAGTTTCGAATTCGTAGGTGAAGCCCATTTCGCCTAATAAGATCACACCCTCGCAACCTGAATAGCGCCCGGCAATCGCACCGCTGGTAAAACCTGCTCGTAAATTATGCGGAGAGGTCGAATATTCCTTAATCACAGCTTCCGTGATCTGTCCTCTCGTTACCTGGTCATGATGAGTTCCACATAGCAGAACTAGGTTTTCAACCTCATGGCGTCTGACAGATTCAAAGGGCTGAACATGATGATATTGGAAGATAGGACTTCCGCATATTATGCAGCCGAAACGACACTTCTGCCGAACGGCACGTTGAGTATCCTGCGGGATGTAGCGCTCTCCCATTCCGCCCCAATCACGAATTCTGTCGCCGCGTCTTAGGCAGCGAAGCAACCCTCAGAACAGCCACCAAATCGCCGCGCCGAGCGAAGCAACCACCAGCGACAGCAGGATGACGAGCGCAACCGTCGTTCGCCATGTCGCCGACGGCCCGCCGTAGTCGGGTGATTTATCATATCCGCCCATAGGGGCAGTTCAACACAAGGTGGTCGTTCGGTCTACACCCGGGACCTACGCCACCCTGCAGAGCGAGCTTCGGCTTCGGAACAGAACCAGCGTTCGCCGAACTCCGGGCGGATGATCGTGCGGCTGTAATATTCCTGTCCCGGCACATGATAGATGCGCTCGCCGCTCTCGATCGAGACATTGCCTTTGATATTGCAGTTCAACCGCAAGAGCTTTGCCGGCGATGGCGCAGCGTGGATTACGTCATCAGCGAAATAGCCAGCGCCACCGGCCGAAGCCAGCGCTAGCGCAATCAGAAGTCGCACTGACCTCAGCGATCTCATTCCGAGATCATAACCGGCACTGATCAACTGCCGGTTTCCGCAAACCCAACAATTTGACCGAAAGGAACTGCCATGTCGTCCATCGTGACGGCGGCCTTGCTGCGCAAGATCAGCAAGGGCACGCCGAATGCTGCCAACATGAACTCCGTCATCGTCGCTCTTAATCGGTTAGGGGATGCGGCCGGCCTCAACCTGCCGCACCGTGCCGCGCAGTTCCTGGCCCAGCTCATGCACGAGAGCGGCGCGTTCAAGTACGACCGCGAGCTTGCGTCGGGCGCTGCCTATGAGGGGCGGAAGGACCTCGGCAACACGAAGAAGGGCGACGGCGTCCGCTACAAGGGGCGTGGTCCGATCCAACTTACCGGCCGCAGGAATTACCGTGCCTTCACTGTATGGGCGCGCAAGCGGGATGCGTCGGCGCCGAACTTCGAAGCCATGCCGGAAGCGGTCAACACCGATCCGTGGGAGGGCGCTTCGGCGATCTGGTATTGGGATGTCGGCAACCCGACCGGCAGGTCGCTGAACGTCTATGCCGACCAGAACAACATCGAGATGATCACCCGCAAGGTGAATGGCGGGCTGAACGGCTATGATGACCGGCTAAACTATTACGACCGCTCGGCACTCGCGATGCTCGGCTATCCCGTCAACGCTTACAGGGCGTTCCAAACCGACGCCAAGAAAAAGGGCTGGTACGACGGCGAGATCGACAATGACCCCGGCCCGAAGACACGGGCCGCCCTGCATCTCGCCTTGGTGGCACTCACCAAGCCAGCGGAGCAGCCCAAGAAGGTTGCCGCGGCGCCTGTCGTCGAGACGAAGGAAGTCGAGGTCGAAAAAAAGGTGCCGGTGGAAGTGCCGGTGCCGGTCAAGACAAACGATCTCGACAAGCCCTGGTACAAAGACTTGCTCGGACAGAAGGAACTCGTCAGCACCGTTGCCATTCCGGGTGTCTCGGCTCTTGCCGGCGTCCCATGGCAGACGGTCGGAATCATCGGCGCGCTCTGCCTCATCGCTGCCTGCTCATACTATCTCATCCGTCGCCGTGATGCCGCCAAGCAGGAGGCCAATGTGCAGGCTGTCCATGCCGACGCCGCCGAAGTGAAGGCGGCGATGTGATGTTGGGCTGGCTCCTCGACCCCATTCCGACATGGGCGCTTGTCGTCGCCGGCATCGTCATCCTGCTCGCCGCATGGCGTCTGCTTGGCCTGCGCGGGTTGCTGGCGGCCCTCGGCGCGCTGGTGACGCTTGGTGCCTATAGGGCGGGCCGGACAGCGGGCGCCGGCGACGCACTCGCCAAGCAACAGAAAGCCAACGAAAAGGCGGTGAAGGACTATGAGCGGATCGATGCCGAAACTGATCGCATGTCTGATGATGATCTCGACGCTTCCAATGCTCCCTGGGTGCGCAAGCCCCGCCGGTGACGTCTGGTGCCTGACCAACAGCCCGGAGCGTCCGACGGTGGTCGAGTACGCTGCGAAGGATCGTGAGGCCAAGGAACGGATGCGGACGCACAACGCCTATGGGGCGCGTCATTGCGGATGGACGCCATGATCATCCTGCGCATTGCCAGCGGGATTTCGGACCACTTCCCGCAACGCGTGTCGGAATGGATCATGACGGCCGCCATCCTCGGCTGGTCGAGCGTACTGGCGGGCGACACGAACACCTTCGCCACATCGAAATCCTTCGTGGTGCTCGCCAGCTATTTCAGCGAGCCAAATTGGTCGCTGATCTGCTTCATCGTCGGCATGACCAGGCTGGCGGCTTTGGTTGTCAATGGCACCTTCCGGCAGTTCGCCTACTCGCCGCATCTGCGCGGCGCGGCATCGTTCATCGCGTGCGTGTTCTGGGGCCAGATAGCACTCGGCGTCTGTCTGGCATGGTGGGGCGGTGGTTCCGGGACAGGGGTGGTTGCCTACTGCACCTTCATGGCCATCGAAATGTGGAACCTCTTTCGGGCGTGGGCAGATGTCGGCGCGGCGCGCAAGGGACGGTGATGTTTGGCATTCCTATCGAACAATTCGTTCCCGTCGCCAGCTTCCTCGGCATGGCTCTCCTCGGGGCTCTCGCCGCCTTCGGCATGAAGTGGGGTCAGCGAACGCCAACATCCACCGAGAAGACCATCGAGATTGCCGGTGCGCTCGTCGATAATGGCGCGGTGCGCGAGCTGGCGGCGGCGCTTGTCGCCCATACCGCCATGTTGGCCGCCCAGCGTGTCGACTACGAGAAAGAGCGCCAGGCGCAATATCGCATGGCAGAAACCGCGACACTGTTCATGAAGACGATCGAGGGGCTGACGGACGAGATCGTCGAACTGCGCCGCACGGTCGGGGATGTCTCAAACCAGATCGCGCGAATGAAGTAAGTTGGCTCCGGCAGGACGGGCCTTCGATGCCGTCGGAACAAATTGTCTTGTATAAGGTTCATAGAGGCCGCAGCAATTCCAGCGGCGTGAATGTTGCACGAGCCCGTCCGGTGTCCCTCCGCCGGACGGGCTCTCTTATCTGTGGGAACGTTGCGGAGCCTTGTGCGTTCAATCGGCGGCGTTGATTTTGGCGCCGCAAATGGAGGGAACTATGGGTCTCGGCACAATCTTAATCATCCTGTTGGTGCTCGCTCTGCTTGGCGGCTTCAGCGGCCTCGGCGGCGGGCCATTCTATGGCACAGGATACTACGGTGGCGGTGGTCTTGGTCTGGTGCTGGTTATCGTAATTATTTTAGTGGTCTTGGGTCGCATCTGACCCGTTGAACCTCAATGAACAATTGATGTGTCCGCTCCGGTTCGCCGGGGCGGGCTTTTCTTCGTACTCGCTGTTGCATAATGTACTCAGCCGAAGGGGCTGCGTACCATGCCAGTATCCAAAATATTGAGCGAGGCCGGAGTATTTTCCGCATCCGAAGTTGCGCTGATTGCCCGCGTCTTCGACGCGCTCCACTTGCACAATAGCACCGATCTAGACCGCGAAGAGCATGCTTCCCGCATCATCGCCGACTATCAGTCTGGCATTACGGATGAAGCTGAACTTGTCAGGCGAGCGAAAGATCGCAGCGGCCGGTAAACTCTTGGAACAAGCGCTCTCCTCCAAGGTTCATCCCTATCAGAGGAGGAACATGACGGACGTAGTGCAGCGCCGGGACCCATATGCGGCGCTCATCAGCACGCTTGCCGTGGAGACGGGTGTCAGCGAAGCGGAAATTCGTTCGATCATTTCAGTGGTGGGCATGGACCGCGCGTCAATTATTCGCGAAGCCCGCATCATCAAGCGCAAATCTGATGGATGAAAGATCGCCGTTGGCGCCGGAACCGCGATCCTAATGCCTTCACAAACTGGAATGATTGCCGCGCGCGTGGCTCCGCTTACGCCGCCTTCGACTTGCCCTTGGCCTTCTTGTCAGGCGCATCGATACCTTCTTCCTTGAGGCTCTTCTTTAGCGTCTCGAACAGGTTGACGACATTCTGCTTGGGTGCCGCAGGTGCCTTGGTGGGCACCTTCTTGCCCTTGCGCTTGGCGTCGATCATCTCGGCCAGAGCTTCCTCGTATTTGTCTTCGAAATGCGACGGATCGAACTTGGTCAGCTTCTTGTCGATGAGCAGGCCAGCGATTTCCATCAGATCCTTGTCTTGTTTGCCGGTCGGGATGCCGTCGAACACCGATTTCTCGGCGACCATGGTGTTATTGTTGCGCAGCCAGGTCAGCAGCATGCCCTTGCCGTAGGGCTGGATGACAACCTCGTGGCCGTGCTGGTACATGACCACGCAGGACCTTGCGGCCATGCCGGTCTTTGCCATGGCGTCGCGCAGCACTGCAAAGGATTCCGCCGCGGCGCGATCGGCAGGGATCATGTAATAGGGCTTTTCCAGATAGCGGCTGTCGATCTCCTTGATCGGAACGAATTCGTCAACGTCGAGCGTATGGTCGGAGGTCAGCTTTAACGCCTTGATCTGCTCGGGCTCGATTTCGATAAAGTCGCCCTTGTCGGCTTCATATCCCTTGACCTGCTCCTCCGTCGGCACCTCGTCATTGGTCTCTTCATCGACATAGACGCTGCGGACCTTGTTGCCGGTCTTGCGGTTGAGGATGGAAAAGCGGATTTTTTCGGCTTCGCTGACGACGCCGATGATTTTAACCCCACAGGTGACCGACCCGATCCTGAGAAAGCCCTTCCAGGCTGCGCGCGGTGCTGAGGCCATGATCGTTGCTCCTTCTGAGCGAACGAACGGCCAATCACGAGAATCGTTCCGGATCGAAAACGCACTCGGCCTGCTCCGTATTTACGCGGAGCAGGCCGATATCGATGCGTTGATGCTGCCTTATTCGGTGTGTTCTGGCATGTCCTTGAGCTGGTCTTTCGTCCAGGTCGTCACGGCATGAACATCGCCGTCCTCGTCGCGCATGAAATCGAGCTCGCTGGCCGCAACGGCAACAGGCTTTGCGCCGATACCGAGGAAGCCGCCCACATCGATGACGACCTGGCTGCCATGAACATGGTCAACCGAGCCGACTTTTTCGTCGTCCGGCCCGTAGATGGTCGCGCCTTCGAGGAGGTCTGGAGTCAGCTCAGCCGGCGTAAGGCGTACATGGTTGGTGTGGTCCATCGTGATCTCCTCTTGGGTTGGATATGCCCAACCCACGGACTTGCGGTCTGTTCCGAGGAAAACGTCACGAACGCAAAAAGTGATCGCTCCGTACTGTCACAATGGGTTCGAAAACAGCTCGACCGGCTGGATGAAGTGCGGCGCATCGTTGCGCTGCTTGTTCTTCACCGATGCATTCACGTCACGGCTAACTTGGTGGAACTGGAGATCGTTGTCGATGTCGTGGGCGAGGATGTCGGGCAAGTCCGCCACCGGCGTCTGGGGGGTCAGCCAGGCGTCATAGTAGGCCGGGTCAAGTATGACCGGCTGGCGATCGTGCAACTGCTTCATGGTGGCGCCGGCCGGCTCTGTGATGATCGTGCAACTGGTGACATCAAGCTTATCATTGTGCGCCCACAGGCCGGCGAATGAGAACGGCGCGTGGCCGGGCTGGAAGATATGCCAGGGATCACGGCCCTTGTCGGCCGGGCTGATCGTCCATTCGTAGAAGCCGTCGGCGGGGATCAGGCAACGTTTCGACTTGAACGCATCCTTGAACGCGCCGGAGGTAGCGACGGTCTCGATGCGAGCGTTGAACATCGCCGCCTTCGGCATCTCCTTCGCCCACCACGGGACCAGCCACCATCGGCCTTCACGGAGCTTGTGATTTCCGTCATCGCCTGCCGTGATGAAATCAACGTTCTGCGTCGGTGCGATGTTGTAGCGGGCCTCGGTGTTGCGTCCAGCACCCTCGGCCGTCGCCATCAGCCGGTAAAGCCGGTGGATTTCAGACCAAGACAGATATCGGGTGAAGCGTCCGCACATGGCGCGATCCTACAGGCTGGCGCTGCCGACGCAATATCAGTGGTATCACTCACCTGCCTTCGCCATCGCGTAAGCGTTGCGCTTCTCGGCCCGGTCGAGCGACGAACCCTTGATCGCATCGAACCAGGCATCCTCGACGCGTTTGGCTGCACGGCGCGGCGAGCGCTCATGGCCGCTGCAGGGTCCGGCGCGTGAGATGTCGTAGCCGTCGGCGACCATGGACCACAACCATTGGCCTTGGCTCGGACCGGCGTCGTGGCGATAGATGCGACCGACCGCGCCTTTGTAGACCGACGAGAATGCCGAATAGTCAGCTTCGTTCTCCTCCCAGGTCTGCTGCCATTTCAGGGACAGATTGATCGTTTCTTCGACGAAAGCTTCGCCGGGCTCCGCATGTGCATGCGCTGCCATGACGTTCTCCAATGGATGTCTGTTGCCGTTGTGCCTGTAGTGAACGAAATGAGAACAAAAGAGTCAAGACGATCTTGACGAAATAGGAAAGCAGTCCTTTTTGTAGGGCATGCCAGAACCCTATTGGCCGAAGCGGAAAGGCCCGCCATACCGTTTATCCAACGCCGCGAAATCCAATCGCCTGGCGTCCATCCGCTGCACCTACTGCAAGCGGCAACGCTTCTATTTCATCGCCGATCTGATCACCGCCTTCGGTGACGTTGAGTGCGACGATCTGGTTCGGGTTGCCAAGCTCCGATGCCGTAGATGCGACGGCAAGGGCTCCCTTGACTTCCATGTCGGCGGTCCGCTCAGGGATGCCGACAAGGCGTGGCTACGAAAAATCGACTACGTGGAAGACATCCGGCGCATCCATTGGAAAGACGTGCAGGGCGTCTGA